CTGGGAAGGAGTTTTCAACCAGGGTGTCCCCTCTTTTGACGTTAATGACAAGGAGATCAATTATAAAGGCACACAAAGTAAACAATTTTTTGTGCTCAATGAACCCTATGAATTCGGAGTCATGCCTCCACAAGCTTGCGCCGCTCAACATCATAGCGGTCGAGATCCGACGCTTCTTCCAGCCAGCGTTGTGAAGCGGTTACGTTTCCGTCACGACTATTCCCCTGTTCCTCTCACGACTCAAGATATCGCTGCTGGTTCATTGCTTTTTGAGGCCCATTGTCGTTCATTCAAACTTGATCCTTCATTTATTCGCCCTTTCGATCCCATTCTGTTCGCCGAGTGCATATCTCTGAATGAGTATAATTCCCTGACCACTAAAACTAAAAATGTGATTCAAGCCAATGCATTTCGTTCCGACCCAGATTGGCGTCACACAGTTGTTCGGATTTTTGCGAAAACACAACAAAAGATCAATGAAGGTTCCATTTTTGGCAATTGGAAAGCATGTCAAACTTTGGCTTTAATGCACGATGCCGTCCTCCTCATTTTTGGCCCCGTTGTGAAGTACATGAATGCAGTTGACAAGGAGTATTGTCCCCCAAATATTTTCAAATATGGAGGTAAGACTCCCCATGACCTTTCTGATCACGCTGCAGCCTGGTTAAAACCCGGAAGGAAACGATGCATGAATGACTACACCGGCTTTGATACAAATCAAGGACGTGAGGCTCAGTTTTTGGAAGAAAAACGTCAGGGTCAGTATTCCGTCCCCACCGCCTTAACTGAGTGGTATGTCACTCTCAAAACCAATCTTGAGTGTCAATTTGGTCCGCTCACAAGCATGAGATTCACTGCTGAACCTGGAACTTATGATTTTAATTCTGACTTCAATCGTTGTGTGATTTATTTACGTCATGACGTCCCGGATAATGTGCCGGTTTACATTTCTGGTGATGATTCTGCCATTGGCGAAGTTTTGCCTATCAGAGCTCAATGGTATCATATTGAGTACCTCTTTCATAAATTGCAGTTTAAACTTGAAGAAGATTATTATGCGCTTTTTTGCGGTTATTATCTTTCCCATGTTGGGGCGGTACGTTCACCTCGCACTTTGCTCTACAAACTCATGGTTGCTCATGCTGATGAGAGCATTTCTGACAAAATGGCCTCGTATATCACAGAATTTAATGTTGGTCATTCTCTTGGGCAGGATCTCTGGGAAGCCCTGCCTACTGATCAGGTTTTTGATCAGAGCGCAGTTTTCGATTATTTTTGTCGTCGAGCCAAACCTGCGCAAAAGGTAGCTTTGCGAATTGGTCGTTTGTCTCAGAACGAGATTGACGTTTTGCTCGCTCGTTATCCCACATCAAATTTTTCACTTTTTCATTTGTTATCTGAAAAAGTTCGTTGTTCTTTGGCAACACTTGGTAGGGCTTCCCGTATAAGCCTATAATTGCTTACAGAAATTTTAATTTATTGTTATTGTCATGTCACCATCTGCTCCTTCCC